TTCTGCTGACGTTGCTTCGGCACTCACCATGGCAGGTGTTCTTGATTACACCCCAGCACTCAATTCCAATCTTCAGGTTGATGATACTGGTAACACCTTCGCTGGTGTTCTTCAAGGCAAGTATCGTGTTTATATCGATCCTTATGCTGCAAACGTATCTGCTAACCAGTACTACGTTGTAGGTTATAAGGGTTCTTCCCCTTATGATGCAGGTCTCTTCTACTGTCCTTATGTTCCTCTCCAAATGGTTCGTGCCGTTGGTGAGAACAGCTTCCAACCAAAAATTGGTTTCAAAACTCGTTATGGTATTGTTGCTAACCCATTTGCTGAAGGAGATGCTACCAACCAAGGTCTCGGTAGACTTAAAGGTAACAGCAACCGTTACTACAGAAGAGTACGTGTTGACAACTTAATGTGATCCATCAGTTCACATAAACTTTGGAGGGTCTTCGGACCCTCTTTTTTTATGGAAATAAATAGAAATAAAAATGGCTCAGACTCCTTGGTCAGGACAACTAAGTAATCGAAATTACTTAGCATCCAATATTTTTAAATTTAATTTAGCAAAATATCCAAAGATTGATTTTTTTTCGAATTCAACAGGAATTCCTGGAATTAATCTTGGAGTTGCAGTTCAACCAAGTTATTTAAAAGATATCCCCATTCCTGGTGATAAACTAACTTATGAAGATTTTGATTTGAGATTTTTTGTAGATGAAAATATGGAAAATTATTTGACCGTTCATAATTGGTTAAGAGGATTTGGATATCCAGATAACTTAGGAGAATATCAAAACTTATTAAATGAAGATCAACAAAATCCAGGAAAACAAACTGCTTTTTCGGGTGAGTCTGATGGAACTTTATTAGTTTATAATAGTAATTTTAAACCAATAGTTCAAGTTAATTTTAAAGGATTATTTCCAGTTTCTTTGTCTGAAATTTCTTTTGATGCAAAAGTTTCGGATGTGGAATACGTTGTTTCTACTGCATCATTCAAGTATACTATTTACGATATTATTTCATTAATATGATGAACATTGACGAAATTCAAACATTATGGGAAGAGGATTCAAAAATAGATCCAGATAATTTACATCAAGAATCTATTAAAATTCCTTCTTTACATTCCAAATATTATAAAATTTATAATAATATAAGTCTTTTAAAAAAAATAGAAGAAAACAATTATAAAATATTAAAAAAAGATAAATGGATGTATTTTTCTGGTAAAGCAGAACCAGAAGTTTATAAAAAAGATCCATTTGATTATAAGGTTTTAAAATCAGATATAGATAAGTATATGGATGCAGATAGTGACCTAATTAAATCTGCAACCAAAATGGATTACTATCAAACAATGTTGAATTATTTGGATAGTATTTTAAAAACAATACAAAATCGATCTTATCAAATCAAAAACTCAATTGAGTTTCTTAAATTTACAGCAGGATATGACTGATATTATTATACAAAAGAAAAATGAAATATATTTGAAAGTAGAAACAGAACCACATATTCATCAAGAATTGTTTGATTATTTCACTTTTGAAGTTCCTGGGGCAAAGTTTATGCCTCAATTTAGAAATAAACATTGGGATGGGAAAATACGTTTGTATTCCAATCACAATGGGGAAATATATATTGGTCTTTTGGATAAATTAGTATCCTGGGCAAAGAAAGGTGAATATTCAGTTGAATTTAAAGATAATAAATTTTATGGTCTTCCATTTGAAGAAAATGAAATGATCTCTCATGAAGGTGTTTCTGATTATATGAAAAGTATATCAAGACACGAACCAAGAGATTATCAAATTAATGCAGTTTATGATGCTTTAAAATATAATCGTAAATTATTAATATCTCCAACTGCTTCTGGTAAATCTTTAATGATTTATTCAATTGTTAGATACTTTGCAGAAAAAGATAAAAAAATACTTCTTGTAGTTCCTACCACATCTCTTGTGGAACAGATGTATAAAGATTTTGAAGATTATAGTTGGAATGTAGAAGATTATTGCCATAAAATTTATTCAGGAAAAGAAAAATTTACTCATAAAAATGTAATTATTACAACTTGGCAATCAATCTATAATTTAAATCGAAAATTTTTTGAAGATTTTGATGTAGTCATTGGTGATGAAGCACACCAGTTCAAGTCAAAATCACTTGTAAGCATTATGACCAAGTTGGACAATACAAAGTATAGATATGGATTTACAGGCACCTTGGACGGGTCACAGACCCATAAGTGGGTGCTTGAAGGATTGTTTGGACCATCATATAAAGTTACTCAAACAAAAGAACTAATTGAAAAAGGACATCTATCAAAATTAAATATTAAAGTTCTTTTGTTAAAACATGATGAACATAAATTTGATGAATATGAAGATGAAATTCAATATCTAATTACTCATGAAAAAAGAAATAAATTTATTAAAAATCTTGTATTAGATTTAAAAGGAAATAGTTTGGTTCTTTTTAATCGTGTTGAAAGTCATGGAAAACCAATTTACGAACTAATAAATAGTTCAGCATCAAATGAAAGAAAAGTATTTTTTGTTCATGGTGGAGTGGATACTGAACAAAGAGAAAACGTAAGAGAAATTACTGAAAAAGAAAATAATGCGATTATTGTTGCATCATATGGTACATTCTCTACTGGAATTAACATTAAAAATCTTCATAATGTTATTTTTGCTTCCCCATCCAAATCAAGAATAAGAAATTTACAAAGTATTGGTAGAGTTCTCCGAAAAGGAGAAAATAAAACACAAGCAGTTCTTTATGATATTGCTGATGACACTACTTACAAATCAAGAAAAAATTATACACTCAATCATTTAATTGAAAGAATTAAAATTTATAACGAAGAACATTTTAATTATGAAATTATTCAAATCAACTTTAAGGAAAAACAATAATGGAAGAAGAATTTTTTGCGTCTATTAAATTAGTATCTGGAGAAGAAATATTTTCAAAAGTTTGTCCTTGCACAGAAAATGAAAAAATTATTTTAATTCTTGATAATCCAGTTGTAATGGAAACTATTACAATTCGTCATACTGGAGTAAAAGCACTTAAAGTAGATGCTTGGATGAAACTTACAAATGATGAAATGTTTATAGTTGATATGGATAAAGTTATTACGATGACAGAAGTACACGATAAAGTTTTTTTAAAAATATATCAAAAATATATTAAAGATAAAGATAAAAAATCTGGTAGATCAGAAATAAGTCCAAATATGGGATATATCTCTTCAGTTGCTGATGCCAGAATATCCTTAGAAAAACTTTATAAATCTAATGGCTAAACCCCATCCTTCAACCCTAACAGAGTGATTATAAGCAGATTTGAGAAAGTTGTCAACTACTTGATTGTTGTGATATAATAAGAACAAATATAAGTTCAAAAATGAATAAACCAAATAAGAATCCACATTATGTAAATAACAAAGATTTTCACGAAGCTTTAATTGTTTATAAAATGAAAGTGGATGCCGCAAAGGAAAAGAACTTAACAAAACCAAGAATTCCTGAATATATTGGTGAATGCTTTTTTAAAATTGCTACTCATTTATCATATCGTCCAAATTTTGTAAACTATATGTTTCGTGAAGATATGATTTCTGATGGTATTGAAAATTGTGTTCAGTATATTCACAATTTTGATGTAGAACGTTCAAATCCATTTGCATACTTTACGCAGATTGTATACTATGCTTTTCTTCGTAGAATTCAAAGAGAAAAAAGACAAATGGAAATAAAAGAAAAAATTATTGAACGTAGTGGATTTGAAGAAGTATTTACTTCTGATGAAAGTGGATTCAATTCCGACTATAATACGATTAAGGATAATATTCAAATCAAAATGAGCCAATGAAACTCGGTCTTTTAACAGATACACATTATAATTTTAAAAAAGCAAATAAATCTTTCCATGATTATTTTGCAAAATTTTATAATAATATATTTTTTCCAACAATTGAAGAAAAAAATATAAAAACAGTAGTTCATTTAGGTGATGCTTTTGATAATCGCAAAGGTATTGATTATTGGGCACTTGAATGGGCAAAAAATAATGTATACGATAGATTTGAAAAACTTGGTATTACTGTTTATAATATTGTAGGAAATCATGATGCATATTATAAAAATTCAAATGAAGTAAATGCTATCAACGCATTATTACAACAATACGATAATGTAATACCGATATCTAATCCTAAAGAATTTTGTATTGATGGTTTAAATACATTGATGCTTCCTTGGATTTGTTCTGATAATGAAAAAGAAACTTTTGAACTTCTTAAAGAAACAGAAGCAAAAGTTGTTTTTGGTCATCTTGAATTAAATGGATTTTCTGTTTATCCTGGGCAATATCAACAAGAAGGATTAGATAAAAAAGTATTTCAAAAATTTGATAGAGTATTTTCGGGTCATTATCATACTCGTAGTGATGATGGAAAAATCTTTTATCTTGGAAATCCATATCAAATGTTTTGGAATGATGTAAATGATACCAGAGGATTTAATATTTTTGATACAAATACATATGAATTAGAACATTTTAAAAATCCATATAACATGTTTGAAAAAATATATTATGAAGATACTGACTATAAAAAGTTTGATACATCATACGTAGAAGAAAAAATTATAAAAGTTATAGTTCGTCAAAAAACAAATCAATTAAAATTTGACAAATTTATTGATAAAATTTTGAAAGCAAATCCATTGGATTTAAAAGTAGTAGAGATTGTTGATATTAATGATGGTGATGTTAATTGTGAAGAAATTTCTGCCGAAGATACTTTATCAATTTTGAATAAATATGTGGAAGAGTCAGAATTTGATCTAGATAAAACTATGATTAAAAAAATACTTAGAGATGTATATAAAGAAGCTTTGGAAGTAGAATGATGCATTTACTTGCAATAAAAGGAAAAGAAGAAGAAGGTGCGTATTCAGTAATTGATGATGATGGAGAAAAAACTTTGTATCTTTTTGAAGATGAAGATGACGCAGAACGTTATGCTGGGTTATTAGAAGCAGAAGATTATCCAGAGATGTCTACTGTTGAAGTCGATGATGAATTGGCAATCAAAACTTGTGAAATGTATGGATATAATTATGTTATAATTACCCCAGATGAATTTGTAATTCCCCCAAGAAAAGATGATTTTGTTCAAACAAATAAGATTTCGTAATTTTTTATCATCAGGAAACACTCCAACAGAAATTAAATTTACAGAAGCAACAACAAATTTAATAATTGGACATAATGGTTCGGGTAAGAGCACAATGCTTGATGCTTTGTGTTTTGGTTTATTCAATAAAGCATTTCGTAAAATCAATAAATCACAGTTGGTCAATTCAACTAATGAAAAAGATTGTCTGGTAGAAGTTGAATTTAGTATTGGAAAAAAAGAATATAAAATTATAAGAGGAATTAAACCAAATATTTTTGAAATTTGGATTGATGGTATATTACAAAATCAAGCAGCAGCAACAGTAGACCAACAAAAACAATTAGAGGATACAGTACTAAAACTTAACTACAAGTCATTTACGCAGATTGTAATACTTGGTAGTGCATCTTTTGTTCCTTTTATGCAACTCTCTACATCACATCGCAGAGAAGTTGTAGAAGATTTATTGGATATTAAAATATTTTCTTTAATGAATTCAATTCTTAAAGAAAAGATAAGAAATTCTAATGAAAAAATTAAAGAATATACTTTGTTTGAGAAATCAATTGAAGAAAAGATTTTGATGCAACAAGAGTTTATTGAAGAATTGGAAAATCTTGGAAATGATAGGATTGATGTTAATGATCGGAAAATTTCCAATTTAGATTCTGAGATTGATGAACTTATGGGACATAACTCTTCTCTTGAAGATCCACTTCGTAAATATATTCAAGAACAAGATAAAATAACAGGATCTGCAGAAAAACTTCGCAAACTTGGAAATCTAAAAGGAAAAATCAGTCAGAAAATATCTACAATTACTGAAGAACATAAATTTTTTAACGAAAATGTGATATGTCCTACTTGTACTCAATCTATTGATGAAGAATTTAGAATAAACAAACTTAAAGATTCTCAAGATAAAGCAAAAGAGATGCAAACTGGATACAACGAATTAGAAGAAGCAATTAAAGAGGAAGAAAAAAGAGAACTTCAATTTAATACTCTATCGAAGGAAATTTCAAAACTTACAATTACTATTTCTCAGAATAATATTAAAATTAATGCTACTAGAAGGCAGATAAAAGATCTGGAAAAAGAAATTCAAACCATCACGGAACAACTTAAAAATAGAAATACCGAACATGAAAAGTTAGAAAAATTAAAAAAAGAACAAACTGATAATTTTAAAAAGAAATCAAAATATAAAGAAACTATTGCTTATTTTGATTTTGCTCAACTTCTAATGAAAGATGGTGGAGTGAAGACAAAGATCATCGAAAAGTATCTTCCATTGATGAATCAGCAGATCAATAAGTATTTGCAAATGATGGATTTTTATATTAACTTTACACTTGATGAAGAATTTAAAGAAATTATCAAATCACCAATTCACGAGGACTTTACATATGAAAGTTTTAGTGAAGGTGAAAAAATGAGAATTAATCTTGCAATTCTTTTTACTTGGAGAGAAATTGCAAGAATGAAAAATTCAATTAATACAAATCTTTTAATTTTAGATGAGGTATTTGATAGTTCTTTGGATAATATGGGAACAGATTATTTTACTAAAATTATTAAGTATATCATTAAAGATGCTAATGTATTTGTAATTTCACATAAGACAGACGAATTAATTGATAAATTTCATAAGGTTATTAAATTTGAAAAAGTTAAAGGATTTAGTAAAATGGTTGACTGACCTTTGGTTTTTTGGTATGATTGGTAAAGGTAAATGTGCCTTTTA